ACCATATAATGAAGCTAAATCATGAGGTGTACCATAAGATTTACCTGTTTCAACAGGATCATTACCTTCAGCCTCAATTTGAGCTAATCTAAATTTACGTTTAGCATCTTCTCTAGTTAAATCTCTATATTCATCATATTGATCTTCACTAAAGTGGAAAATGTTATGATAAATCCAATCTGAAGGTACTAAACCTTGATCTAACATTTGTTGTGCTAATTCAGTTTTAGATTTTAATAATTCAATTCTTTCTTGATCATATATAATTGATGGGGTTGTCATTGATAATTCAAAATTAGTCAATGTTTCATCTGTATAACCTTGAGTATATAAATGTACTAATGCAATTTTATTTAATTCTGAAAGTAATATTCTTTGAATTCTATCAATTGTACGAGCAAATCTAATATCTTCTGCTGCTAATGTAGCTTTACCTTCTATATTCTCATCATATCCTAAAAATGCTTTAGGTATTTTAAGTGCAGCAAATAATTTTTCTCTTAAATATTCTACATCAGCAATACCATCATACTGTAAACCTGGTGTAGTATCTATTTTAGTAGATGAATCGTTTCCTCTAACAGGAATATAAAAATCTTCCATCATGTTTTGCATGTTGTACTTTAAGTTATATTCACCTGTTTTTTCATCCATCATAGGAGTACGTTTCATGTTTGAAATAGTTTTCTGCATGAATGCTTCTACTTCATTAGGTGGAATAGCTCCAACATTTACATAAAATACTCTTTTTTCTGGTGCACGAGCAATTCTATGAATTAACATCGCGTCCTCCATTAATGTATATTGTTTAAATAATTTTCTAGCTGGTTCAATATAAGCTCTACCATAAGGAAGATAATTAACATCACCTACCATTCTAAAATGAGCCATTTCATAATTGTCATATATAATAGAACCTTTATCATCTGGACCTGCATCTAATTGTTGTCCTGGTACATTATAGTAACCATAAGAACTACCTGCAAATCCATCTGGATTCCATTTATATTTTATTTCAGCTGGGTTTTCAGGATTTGATCCTTCAATTCTTTCAATATGATAAGCAGTATAAGGAATTACATTATAAACACCAAATTTTTCTGCTATGTCTAATTTTAAGAAGAAATCTCCATATTTACACATTTGTCTAACCCACATCCAAAGATTAAATTCTACATTTAATACATCATAAAATAGGTTATATAATATTTTTTGAATATCTTCATTTGAACTTCTAATTTGAAGCACTTCACCCATATCATTTTTAAGTGTACATTCATCAGCAACGATATCTAGAGCAGAGGCAATAATTGCATCTTGATCCATTACATCATATTCTGAGTATAGTTGAGTTCTTAAATATTGGTAATTTAAATTAAATTGTGCCCCGTATAAAGACGTAGGCATAGTAGAATAAACTCTGTTAAATCTATCTATTAATGAGTTAGTTTCATATTCACCTGTAGATTGAATATGTCCTGAATCTATGGTTTTTACTTGATTACCTCCTACATTTCTTATTACTACGTCGGTGGAAAATAATCTCCTTAACCTCGAAAATACGCCTTTATCTGCCATATTAATATATAATTATTGTTATAAATATTACTATAATAACCAACTGATATCCTCTTTTCCATCAGGTGTGTCTATTTGGTAAGGATTTTTTACTTTTCCATATCCTCCACCATAACTTCCCTGATAAGGTGTTCTGTTGACTGTCATATTATTTAATGATTGTTTTGTCAAATCAATTCCTCTTTGTCTAAATTTTAATGCTGTATCTCTAATATACATTGCAATACTAAAAGACATTACTAAATCGTCATTATACCCAGATTGTGCTTCTGGTCTACCATTACGCCAAATAAATGTCTTCATTTCTTCTACTAATCTTTTAGATTGTATTGTTACTCCTTTATCACTTATATATTCTTGGAATTTACCAATTACCATAGGTCTTGTTCTTGATGACATAGTAAATCCAGGAACCATTTTTGAATGATCTTGATATTTATCAAAATACGAATTAACATTTGCTTGGTCACTCTTTTGTGAATAATAGAGATTAGTATATGCTCTATCTATTACTACCTGTATTGTAGCCCAACCTATATTTGCATTTTCAATTACTAATAATGCTTCATTATATTCTGTAGCTAGTCCAACTAATAAATGTCCATATTCTTTTGTACCTAATTGTCCTTTATATTCAGCAACTTGTACATTTGTTTCTACATCAATAACATGACATGCAGAATAATCTTTTCCATCACCTCTAGATACATCAGCTACTACCATATAAGACCTACTATAATCAGGTGACTCCCAAACCCATAAGTTTTGATCAGCACCTCTTCTTTCCATAGGGTCTTTTACATAAGTTTTTTCGTAATAATCTATATATTCAGGATAAAATACAATATCACCAGAAGTACTAAAATCACAATCACATTCTTGTGCCGCCATTCTAGGATCACCTAGTAATTCATCTTGTTTTTTTCTCCAAGCATCATCTCTTTCAGGATGAACATACCAAGGTAATTTGATAGGTAAAAAATCATTTTCAGCTGCTTCTGCTCTAGTCCATGTTTGGTGAAACCAATTACCAGTACCATATGGTGTACTTAAAGCAATACAACCACCACCCGTTGCTAATGTTTGTTGTGCTGAAGCCCAAATTTCTCCAATATTATCAATAAAAGCTGCCTCATCAATTAGTAGCAAGGATACTGCTTCTGATCTACCTGCATCACTTGAGGCTGATGTAGCTTTAATTTGGGATCCATTTTTTAATCGTAGATTTAATTTATTATTTTCAGCTGCATCTACTTTAAGCCATGAAGGTAAATTTTCATACATAAATTTTACCTTTGTAACCATGTTTTTAGCTGTTTCTTGTTTTGTTGCTATACAAAGTATATTTTTATCTTTATGAAATGTCATCAACCATAAAGAATAACCTGCTGATAATGTTGAAATACCTAACTGTCTAGACTTTAAGATAATCGAATAAGGATTATCGCGCATTAGCGTTAATACTTTTTCTTGAAAAGGGTATAGGTTGAATTGTATACGTCCTCTTTGTGGATGCTGTATATAACAATATTTACGCATAAAATGCACCGGATCTTTAGCACATTTAAGGTATTCTGAACGTATTACTTGTTTTAAATTTGACATATATTATTTTGCTAATAGTAATATACCCGCAGCAACTAGTATTCCAGCACCTGTAGTTAGTTTAGTTTTTACTTTTTGTTTTTTTAAATCTAATTGAAGTTTATCATTTAGTTCTTTAGATAAAGCTATTTGACTTGATTGGGTATTTAACATACTCTCAAAATTCATAACTCTTTCATTTAAATTAAATATAACACTATCTTTAACAACTATTTTTGTTTCTAATAAACCTAATTTATTAGATAATAATTTGATTTCTTCCTTCGCACCGTCACCTACAATTAAATCTTTAATTACTAGACGAGCTATCGGCTTTTTTAATTGAATCTTCGTAGTGTCTATAACGCTCTGTGAAAAACCTTGTAAGCTCATCATCACTAAAAGAATCAACGGAATTAACTTTTTCATTTACTTTATATTTTAATGTGACAATCTTTTTATCTTGTTTGTCTATTTCTTTGTCTAATTTAACAATTTGCTGATTTAAAGTATCTATTTTATATACTAAATGGTCATTTATCCCATGTAATGAATCAACTTTAGCTTCTAATGCTTCAATTTTAACATTATAATCTTCAACATAACTTTCATCTCCAATAAGTACAAAATAAATTAATGCACTACCTAAAAGGAGGATGATTCCATAATTTATAAACCTTTCTCTAGACAACATCTTTTTCTAATTTAGCAACTAAAGACTCTAATTCTTTTTTCTTAGCAGTTTTAGCTTTTAAATCATCTTTAATTTTTTCTTTTTCTACTTCATCAGCTGAACTATATTTTCTTGCTAATGATTGCATTTTAGTTTTAATATCCTTTAATGCTTCAACTGCAATATCTAATTTTTTATGTTTACCTCTAGCTGCTTTAGCTTGTGCTATAGCATCTTTATCATCAATATCATCATCTTCCTTTAGATCCTCTAATTCTTTTTTAAGTGCTTGAACAGCAGCAGTAGTATCTTCTACTTCTTCTTTAGATGGAAGTTCTTCTTTTAAAGCAGGGTTGTTTTTTGATAATTTATCTGCTTCTTTATCTCTACCACTTCTTCTTAGATAGTCTATATATCGTTGATCATCTTCTTTAGGTTGGATTTCCTTTAAAGCGTTAATTAAATCACGAACAGCTTCCTCTTGTGATACATTTCTATACTTCATAAACCTAGCCACAGCTTGTCTTGCCATTTTTACTTCTTCAGATGAAGGGCTTTCAGTTAAAGTTTCTATAATGTTTTCTTTTATAAACTGATTTAATTCGGATCTTTTCATTATATTAGAGTTTTTATTATAAATATGTTAAAGGCCTGTAATATTCAATATTTGTTCAATTCGTTCCTCTGTAGATCCAGATATTTTTTCTAATTTACCTGCTTTATGTCCATATCTTTTAATTAATGTAGTAATAGTAAAATCAATTAAATCTCTATAATGTTCATCTGTTTCACGTACTCCATTATCTTCAACATCTATCCCATATGGAGAAATATAAAATATATAATCATATTCCCCTATAAAATCTTTAGCATAAGCTTCAAATGCTTCCTTATCCTGATAAGGTATTGATTTAGCATTCATAGTAAATGCCATAACATCAATAACAGTTCTATCTGTAATAATATCTGTTTGAATT